CAAATGGGAAATTTCTATTATCGACTATGAACGATATGATGATGAAACTGTTTGGATTTCGTTTGAAACTGCTTGGGCACCACCGATAGCATTGTATGAATTCATGCATGAAAATGAGTGGCATGTTAATGCTGTATATAATGAGGGTGGTTGTGCATTCGCTGGCATCTGGAATGATGGTGAGGATGATTTCTATGAGTATGACTGTACCGATCTTGCTTCACTAGAAGCACTTCCCGAAGATATTAAAGACTTCACTGGTTTAGTTGATTACTACCATAGTCAACAAGAAGAACTTGAAGCACAAGCTGAGTATGAAGAAGAGGAAGCAACGAAAACAGAATGGTTCGATCCAACAATCAAACCAGTGCATGTTGGTAGATACGAAGCAAAAGATCCCGAGCATCCTAACTGGCCATTTGCAGAATATGCAGATTGGGATGGTAAAAAGTGGGTCAATGGTGATGGTAAGAAAATTAAAATTGGAAGATGGAGAGGTTTAAAGGAGGATCCGAATGGTTCTTGATGCGATTATAAAACAAAAAGTATTTTTTAATCCCAATAAAAAAGAACATGTTAAACACTATGCGGAATTTCTTGAAACTGGTGCTTGGGGAACTGATGGTTGTCCATTTATTTTAGAGTTTCCATATCTGTCAGTTCCATATATGTGTAAAGATAAACTTGTACATAAAATGTTAAAAGTAAAGGCAATAGAAACATATGCAGATCGTTATCAACACTGATTTTGGTGGATTTGGCTTGAGCGATGAAGCCATAGAACACTATGGCAAACTCAAGAAACTTAATCTTGTTAAGGTTACGAAAGATGACATGTCTACCACCTTTGGTAGCGAATTTTACAAAAATGGTGTAGTGAGTGATGAGAATTATTTTTGGGATCATGACATTGAACGAAACGATCCACTATTAATTGAAACTATTGCAGCTCTTGGCGATAAAGCCAATCATTGGTGTTCTAATCTTAAAATTGTAACAATTCCCGATGATGTGGATTGGGAAATCCATGATTATGATGGTCGCGAACATATTGCAGAAAAACATAGGACATGGTATTAAAATGCGTAAAGAACTTGACGAAGCACTCTGTGCAAAATATCCGCTGATCTTTAAAGATCGTCATGAGAACATGCAACGCACAGCAATGTGTTGGGGATTTGAGTGTGGTGATGGTTGGTATAATATCATCGATATTCTTTGTGGTCTTTTGACTAGCGATTATCGCCAAGCCAAAAGTCGTTATGATAACATCAAAGATAAAGTTGATCAAGTAGCAAATGAATGGAGTAAGAAGATTGTCACTCAAGAGCAGATTGATGAAGCCAAAACTAAACTTGACGAAGAAACTCTAAAGGTTCCAGTTGCGGTTCAGGTCAAAGAAAAGTTCGGTGGACTTCGATTCTATGTTCAGGCAGCAACTGACGCACATTATAAGTATATCACCTTTGCAGAGAGTATGAGTTATCGTACATGCGAAGAATGTGGTGCTCCAGGAAAAACATATACCGATGGTTGGCATATGACTCTTTGTGATATTCATGCAGCGATGAATGGCAAGGAAGAAGAATATCAGTATGAGGAGAATGAATAATGTTTTACGGTAAAGATATGGTTGCAAAAGATTTCGATCTTCTCATAAACAAACTATTAGAACAAGAATTGTTTTTGTTTGAACCAATGCCATCTTATAAAACAGGCGAGAAGTGGACTGATGAATTTCGTATTCGTGATGGTCACACTAAACTTGCTGATGGTACTTGGGTGACTATTATTAAAGTTACTACTTGGGTTGAGAAACTTAAGAAAGATACTGAAGATTTGTATACAAGTTATCAAACAAACTTAAAAGAGATTCAGTTATTGAAACAACAAAAGCGTGAGATGGAATACGGATTGCGAGTAGCAGCAAAATCATTAAACAATTCTTTAAAACTCACACAGGATTTTACTAACAATGAACTACAATAGAAAGGTGCCAGCTTTGTTACAATCTAAAACAAGTGTATCAGATCAGTTATCCATTACTGTAAATCGAGAATTTATAGAAGGATATGTGCTGAAATCTAAATGGTCGAAATTCGACAACACATCCCCAATTTTAGTTTCAGCCGAAGAGGTTGAAAATGGTGAGGGTGGATTTATTAAAGTAAAGGTGATTCCCTATGATGCTCAATCGTAATGTTGTAGAGTATACTGAGATCGATTTCACTGATGGTTATCAAGTTCGAATTGAACACGAACATGAACAGAAATACGACACTCACACTATCACATTTAAGCGAAGGAATATTAATCCAGAGTTTAAAGATAAACAGGTTTATTCAGATATTCAATTTAATTTAGACACAGAACATTTTAAACAATTTTGTAAGTTTTTCAACATGATCGGAGATAGTTATGGTAACGAGTGATAGCAGTATTGATTTTATTTCTTTAGCACGAGCGTCTGGTGTTGACCCAGATACTATTGTCAATACACCTGAGTTTGCAGAGTGGATGCGTGAGTATTTGTCAGAGTCAACAGTTGCTGTTACTTTTACAAAGAAAGATGGCACTGAGCGACGCATGGTTTGCACTAAAAAGAATGATATGATTCCAGCTGACAAACTGCCAAAGGGAACTGGTTCACAACCAGCTGGTGATGCAGTTGCTGCATTTGATATAGAAAAGCAAGAGTGGAGATCTTTCAACACAAGTTCTATTAAACATATTGAATGGAATGTAGCATGAGTCAAATATCAAGCCCAGCCGATCGCGACAAGATTAAAAAGATGTTGGCGGAAATTAGTGGATCGATGACACGAATGGAAGCAGAGCGTGATCTAGTTCGTGAAACTATCAAAGACATGTCTAAACAATTCAATTTACCTGTAAAAACATTGAATCGTATGGCAAAAGTATATCATAAACAAAACTACAACCAAGAAGTTGCCGAGCATGAAGAGTTCGAGGAGTTGTATGAAACAATCGTTCAGGAAAAACCTTAATGGGTAAATATATTATCGCCATCGCAATTATTATTGGTTTCATAATCATAATACCATTCGCAACTATTTGGTCATTAAATACACTATTTCCAGTTCTTGCAATCCCAGTGACTCTGGATACATGGATGGCAACTGTTGTGCTATCTGGTGTAGTCGGTGGAACCCTTGGTGCAACCTTCAAAAAATAATGCTTGACATTAATTCGTAAATAGGGTATAATTAATACTTAATATGGAGGTTTATACCTATGGCTACAACAGCTAAACGAAAGTTACAAGCAGCAAAAAACGAAAAATTGATGAAGGGCGATGTCCCTACATTGAATCCAGAGTCAGATCGTTATACGAGAGATCTCTTGATTACTTTAAATTATTACAACTATCATCACGATGATAAAGACAAGAAAAAATGGTTGTTGAGCCATGTCGACAAGAAGTTGGCAGTTCAACTAAACAAACTTGATGAAAATTTATTTCGTCATGCTGGTATTCTTGCTAAAGTTATCGCTGATGGTTCTGTGCTTGGACCAAAGGAAGAACAGTTTTTGAAAAACAAGATTGAAGAATTGCGTAATGCTATTCCCAAACCTGTTGTTCAGGCGGAGGACAAACCTGCCACGAATGTTATTTCTATTCAAGACAGAATGGCAGACAAAGCCAGCGAGTTCGCAGGTGAGTTTGAGGGTATGATTGATGACTTTATTCTTGAGGATAAAGTATTCGATGCAGCTCAGGTTCTCAAAGCACACCAAATTAGTGGACCGATTGCTAAGTTGATTGCTCCAAAATTTGACAAGACAATCGCAGAACTAGAAGAAGTTCTAGAGGGTAATGATGAGCAACTTGTTGAGGGTTACTCGCATCTTAAGAAAACAAAAATTAAAAAACTATTGGCACTATACCAATCTATTCGCGATGCGTGTGGAATGCAGGTTCAGGTAGCCAAAGCAACTCGTGCTCCTCGCCAGCGTAAAGAGAAACCAGCAGGTGTATTAGTTTCTAAAATGAAGTTTAAGAAAGAAGATACCGACTACGGAATCAAGTCTATAATTGCTTCGACAATTGTCAACAGCTTTGAACTCTGGGTATTTAATACCAAGTACAAGAAACTGCAGGTATATCGTGCGGATCCAGGAAGCAAGGGTTTGTCCGTGAAGGGAACAACTATCATTGGATATGATCCCGCAATCTCAGGTGGTCGTACTCTGCGTAAGCCAGAGTTGATTAAAGATTATCAAGCCATGGGTAAGCGTCCATTGAATGCAGCATACAAAGCATTGACAACTAAAGAAGCAACTGTCAATGGTCGTGTTAATGAGGAATGTATCCTCTTGAAAGTATTTTAATATGATATTAATTGACTACTCACAAGTATCACTGGCAAATATTCTTTCCTTCAAGAAAGAATTGATGTCTGGTGATGCCAAACAGACAACTGATTTGATTCGCCATGCGACTCTATCAACAATAAAATCCTACAAGAAAAAGTATGGTAAAGACTATGGCGACATAGTTATTTGTTGTGATGGTCGCAAC